AATCCATCAATATATTTCTTGATTTCATCAAAACTCCTACCATACACTTGTAACATCTTTTGTATTTTTTGATCTGGAGTATCAAAATCTATAATACTATCAGACACATAAAATCTAGCTATTAAATTAGATTTAATTTCATCTATTTCATTACCAATATCAACTAATGTTGTTATATATTGTTCTAAATAATTTACATTTATATTTGGATTGTACCCATAAAAATATGTTTCCCAAGTTATAGATGTTGTATCCTCAACTAATGTATTATCAACATATCTACGATAATTAAACGTAGCGGTATATAAAGGAGTAGAATCTCTATTCAATAAAAATTGTTCTATTTCATCAAATTGATTAAAGGCATTTTCTCTTTCCAAGTAATTTGGTTTAATAAGAATATTTGCCGTTGATGATGAAAATACATTACCGTTTACATTTATAGTTAAGTAATTATCATCAGATGTTAAACTAACCAATGGAGTTTCTTCATTATTATAATCTAACACAAACTTATAATAATACTTAACAAGATTTCTTAAAGTCGTACCAGTAGAACTAGTTTCTAATAACCCATCACTAGTTAAAGTAATATTATATGGGTTATAAATATAGTTTATTGGTATTTGAAATTGTGTTAAGTTTGTCGCTGAATTATATGTTAAATTATATAATGTCTGATTATAATAAATACCAGCAGGGAAATCACTAATAATACCATTAACCGCAGCCCTTAATCTTTCAGCTAATGAACCATAATTAGCGTAGTTTGTTATATCGGAATAGTTAAAGTTTATGAATATGTTTAAATTGGTATTATATCCGTTTGTTTGGTAGTTATATACCAAAGGATGTCCAGCCATTGGTAACATACCCTGTGATGTTTGTAAATTAGTTGTGATAGTGAAATCACCAAAACTAAACAAAGGAGTTCCTCTAGTAGATGCAAATTGTAACCCTACTAAATTATCCCCAAATACACTACTACCATTTCTAAATTGTCTAACTGCCATTATCCTATAATATTAGCTCTACTATCATTAAAATCTATATTATCTCTTAATCTTCTTATTTCATAATTAGAATCAGTAAGAGTTACTTTTTGCTCATATAAATCATATTGTTTATATATATTACCATCAAAATCATATACAGTATAAACACCATCATCCACATTTTTAACTTGCTCACCATATAACATATAAGCTAATGTTTCAACATCATACTCAACTAAATCCAATTCAATATTAACAGGATTAAAGAATGAGTTAGTTAATTTAACCGTTTGGTTTGGTTGTCCAATAAAAGGAATAGCATTCGGTCTTACACTTGGAGCCGCTGTCGGTGTTAAAGTACAGAATAACAAATTACCAGTATCACTATATCTATATCTAATAGATTTTTGACTACTATCTGTTAAGTTTTGACTAATAGGTTCACATAAAAATGAAGATGTGATTACTTTAAAATAGTTTTGTAATAAACTACCATCTGAATTCACATATTCCACTTTATAACCAACTAATCCACCGTTAATAAACTTGTTTGTATATTCAGCCGGTGCTTGGGTTACATCAAAAACCAAACCCCTTACATCAGGTGATGAACTTAATACACCACAATCTAATATTTTAGTTCTAATTTCAGCAGGTCTAATGTATAAATTATATATACCTTTTTGATTGAAATTTGCTGATGGTAATGTAAGGTTATACATACCACCCAATATTTCATTTGTATTACCACCTGTGTCTGCTGTATTATAAACAGGTGCTATTATATCAGCCGAGTTTAACTTAGTGATTGTAGGTGCTCCAACAAAATCCCTTGTTGGGATGTATATTGAAAACACTTCCATATCAGAAGGTGATGCGTTTGCTGGTTTTTTAGTTCCGAATGTACTCATATCTTATAAATATATATTTTATTATTTTTCTTGTTCTTTTATTACTTTAAAAAAGTCATTATTATAATCTGTAATATCATCAACTGTATTTACATCAGAAAACCTCATTATTGGCTCAAATACATTTATATTACCCCTAAGTATAAATGCATAATTATTTATCTTAGGTTCTTCAATAACACCAACCAATATATCTCTTTTGGTTATAGCACTAAAACTTAAATCGTTTCTACCCATACCGTTTGGTGTGTATTGATAATATGTCGTTACACCTGTGGTTGCAGAATACTCATAAAAATATAAATCGGTATTACCTGATTGTTTAATGATATATAATGTAGAACCATCCGTTAAACCTGATTTACTTATTACTTGTTTACCTGCCGATATTGAGCCAACATTTATAGTTTTTCCTGTGCCGTAATTGATAAACTCAAATAAGGTACTCTCAGTTAAACCTTGAGTTGTTGTTCCTGTTACCTGATAAGCATAATAATCAACCGTATTAGGTAAAGATGACGTAGGTAATGTTGTATATGTATTATCAACCACATAAGATGTATTAAATAGAGTTGTTTTATATATGTTTGAACTGCTATTACCTGATATATATAAATCATATCTTAATCCAGGATATGTCCAATTTAAAGTTACCTCATCTGTTAATGATATAAAGTTTTCTATTTCATTACGTTTTAAGAAATTGTTATTACCATCAAAAGCATCCAAATAAAAATTATAGTATGATGTTGTAGTAGGACTACCACTATCCGTTGCAATTAAATAATTTCCAATATGAACAGTTTGACAAGTTTTTACATACCCAGCACTATTAGTTGCGGTTAAACATACCGTGTAAGCCGTGGGAACGCTTGAATATAAAATTGGTGGATTTGTTGTGTTTGCCGTTACTCCATTTTGTATTTCCCAATAGTAAGAATAACTTGGCGCTAATGACGTATTTACAATACTTACAGCGGTATTACCGCTTGGATACGCAACAAAGTTTATATCACCCAATAATTGTTTTATATCCCAAGCAACATTATCATATACACCAATTTCTCTTGTGTCCACATCTAACATAAATGGGATTTGAATGATACCGCTACTAATATTTAATGTATTACCTTTAACTGGTAATTGTAAACTACTTAGTTGATTTGTTCCTATTTTTATTTCAATTTTTTCCATTATCCTACTGTTGGTGGTGGTAAATTATTAGAAGGTACTCCAGGTACTCTCACATCTGATATAACTTTTTCATACATTTGAATTACTGTCCCACCTGTTAAATTAAATGGATTTATATCAAAACTTTCTGTCGCTGGATTATATAATCTAATACCGTATGTTTTTGTAGACGAACTTAGATTTAATTTAATATAAGTGTAATCATCTGTAAATTGTGACCTGTAAAAAATTGTTCCATTATTACTGGGATTTATTATATCACTTGCCGTCCCACCAGATTTTGTAACCATTTGAATCGACTTACCTGTTTTTGGGTTATAAAAAGCTACTTGTAAATATAATTCAGTTAAATCGTTATTTTTAGGTAAATAAATATTATTACCCAAAGTTTTATTATACTTATCCAAATTTAATATAGGTTTTTTAATTGAGTCGTAGGTAATACCTTGAGGTATGGTATAAAAATTACTGAAATTAGGGAATATACTTAATACAGATGAATAATTTATAGCATTGTATCCAGCTAAATTAAAATTTGTTTGTCCTGTTGAACCTGTAAATATCAATTTATTATAATAGAATGGATCGTAACCAGTTGTGGTTGATTTAGCACCCACCAGTATTTTATCAACTTGTTTTCTATTTGAGAGGGTATTAGTGTTAAAGTATGTAAATATAAACTGAGACTCCGATAATGCTTGATTACTTATGGTTGTAACATTTACCTCTCTTACGTTTTTTATATTACCACCACCTAAATCAATTTGCCATTGATTTGTATTACCAACAGATGTCCCTATTACTTGATTTTCGGTAGGTTTTAAATTATTATTATCTCTTAATGTGTTAGCATAAGAGTTTATAAAATACCCACTATCTTTTGTAAATACAGTTTGTTTATTGTAAGGGTAAAATGGACTACTATTTTCACCCCCTGTATCATCCCCACAACAAAAGAAGCTAAATTGATAAGATAAATTATCACCTTCGTATTGATATAAATCCACCTCAAAATCCACAATAGGGTTTATATTACCAGCACCTTCAGTATTTACCCAATTATTAATTAAATCTTCTTTATCGTCAGTAAAGTTTAATGTAAATGGTATGCTTAATGTTTTTGTTTGATCAGTATTTCTTATTTCCATTTTAACAAATATCTATGTCATTTATTGTTTGTAAAGTGCCTAAACCACTACCATAATTATAATTATTATTATAACTTAAACTTCTTCTATTACCTGTAATTGGATTCCAATACTTACTCCTAAATGGTAATATAAAATCATTATACACATAATGTCTACCATTCAAAAATGGAAAATTAGTCCCTCTACCTGATTCATCAATATCACCATTAGGTATTAATTCTCTCCATTGCCATATATTTAATTTATCATTAAATACCGCCCAACTTTTCTTATCCTCAACGTTATCACTACTATATATTATATTTGTAAAATATTTTAATATTACAGGGTATAATAATTCTGTTTTGGCGTATGTTGATGTTGTAGCTGAAAATGTTGTTGAACCAGTATATCCATATAAATCTTTTAGTTTGAAAAGATAATTCGGCATTTGTAAAACATATGTTTGTAATTCTCTTTCATTATATTCGACAATATCACCAGGAATTGAATCCCCAATATTAATAGAATCAGCAATACTTATTTTTGTTTCATAATCACCTAAATAATAAACCACAAAATTCTCAAACATTAAGTCACTTATTTTCACATTATATGAATCACCTTCATATTGTAAAGTATATAAATTAGTGTATCCTGTTGTTGATAAATTAGCATAAGTCGTGTTATCAATTATCGCATATAACCCACCTAATTCATAACCTAAAATAGTGGCGCTAGTTAGTGTATCTGTCGATCCGGTAGCGAAATAAATAGTTTCGCCAATTGGGAAATTACTTAATTGATTATTAATTAAAACCATAGATTTACCAGGATATAAAGCACTACCCGCAATTTGTGATGAACCATAATCAGTTAAAGTTGGTTTAACACCTAATAATGACAATGTATTACCTGATGTTTCACTAATAGGTTTTTTCAAATATTCACTAAACAATGAAAAATATCTACGTGAATTATAGTTAAAATCATCCCCTTTCCTATATACTACTGATTTGGTTAAACCTGTCATATTTTCATAATTAGGATATGTATCAGTAAATTCAATATAAGTACCCAATCCAAGTTCATTATCAGTATCAAATACAATTGTATCATCAGTTAAATAAATCCCATCAGGAGTAACACTACCATTTCTATATGTATTTGTTAAACCTGAAACCATTAAACCTAAACTATATGAACTAGTATCGTGATATGATGAACCACTAATAAAGAAATTAGTATTATCAGTTAATAATTCTCTACTTATAAATCCATTTCTACCACCATAATATTCATCATAAAACTTATTTTTAAGTTTAGTTATCTTTTGGGTTGTAGATGATGTAGTATTTTTCTTTTTAAAGAAATATGATATACTAGTTGTAGGGAAACCATTTTCATCAAATAACCCACTAATGTCAACTTCACTTTTATTAGTTAAATAATAATTATTATTCCCAAAACCATTTTTAGATAAAGGTGTTGTTAATGTATAGTTATCACTATTTTCAATTACTTTATATTTTCTTATATAATATTTAGATAAACTACCACTATCTGTTGGAGTTAAATATCTTCTAAATTGAATGTATGTTCCAGTAAAACCTGTTAATTTTATAGTGAATAACTTATCACTTATTGCGTTATTTGTAGAACCAATGCTTACAACAGGAAACACACCTAAATCACTTTTTGTTGTACCCGATATTTGTTTTACCTGAACGTAATCACCAACACTAAGATTATGATTAAAATAAGAATTAAATACGGCATTTGTCGTTGCACTTATTTCAAATAAAGTTAAACCTGGATTGTATTTAGCAGGTATTCCATCAACTATTGTAAATGTATTTGTTAATCCACTTTCAATAATATATAAATCTATCGTATTGTCCTTATCGTTTGAATACATTGAATATAAATCCCAATTTTCGGTATTATTATTATTCAGATACTCTAAATATTGTTTATTAGGAACGATTGAATCGTAATAATCATCATATGATAATAACTTTTGCGTTCTGTATTGATACGGTTCTCTCTCAACTAATTTATAATTAACTAATCCTTTAAATGCGTATGTATTTGTTTCCGCAGTTATTACAGTATTAGGTAAAAAGGTATATACATCCGCAGATGATGTATTTGTCCAACCATAATAATCCCTATAACTTACATTTGAATTGGTTAATTCATATGAATCAGGCCAAATATTTAACCAACAGTATTGTTGATATGACCTTATTATTTTAATGTCACCACTCGCCATATTATCGGGTAAACTCATAAATCCGGCGATTGAATGATCAGCATAGCTTGTTTTTAATAACCCACTATTACCTGTTTTAGCAGTAACAAAAAATGAGTATGTTTGGTATTTAGGTATTTTAATACCCATATTACCCCTAAAAGTATATAGATTTGTTCTCAATACGTTAGATTGGGTAAAATCAACTTCAGTTGTCCCTGTTAAAAATCTACCAATATTTATCCACCCTGTTGTAGCACTAACTATAATTGGACTTCCTGCTGGATTTGTATATCCATTTACCGAATATGAACCATTTCGTTTAATATCAGTAGGTAAATACCAATAATCCAATAATTCAACTGTTTGTTCTGATGAAATAGTAGTTAATGGTGAAATATTTGTAACAATAATATCATCATATGGTGCAGTTAAACTAAAAATAGCTGACTTAGTGGTAAAATTAGTATTTTCATCAGTATTTGTGTTTGTAACTACTTTTACAGGGTCATATAATAAATCAATATTACTTAATTTAAAATCTAAAGAAGTAATACCTTGAGCGGTACAGTAAAAGATTTGAAATTTGTTTTCCACAAAACTATACTGTAATTTAGCACCACCAGTAATCGCCTCTATTTGTACATAAACAGTATCACTTGAGTTTAATGTAATACCGGTTGTTAAAATATTGTTCGTAATAGTTACAATAGAATTACCATTTATATTACTATTATAAACTTGTTGTGAATAGATGTTTATCGATGAATTTTTAATAAAATTAATATTAACAGTAAAAGTGTCAGGTAACGTATCTATATTTTTAAGGTATATAAAAGTGTTCACCGCAAATACATACGTAGCAGTTTCTTGTATAGTAAAAGTACTTGTTCCGGCATTATAACCAGGTGGTGTCGAATTTTCTAAGTTGAAAGGGAATGATAGAGTAGATGGTGTATTTAAAGAATTATAACTTGGAGAAGTAATGTTATTTAAACTAAAAAAGTCTCTTGGATCATTTGGGTTATTTATCTTCTGACTATTAATATAATAATTTGTATTATAATTCTTAAAATAGTTATTAATAAATGGACTATTTAATGCATTACTATAATACATACCATTAACTTTAAGATATGTCCTAAATAAATCAGAATCATGTCTTTCAGTTACAAATTGTTCACCTGAACTAATTGTGTAATTGTATAAACCTTCAATTGAATTCTTTGAATCATTTTCAAGGTTTAATTTAATTTGGATATCTTTATCAGGACTTCCAATATATTTTTTATTAGGTAATAATATTCTGTTATTTTCCATTTTAATTTATCTCGTTATATATAAAATCCCTTAATTTCCAATATTGATTACAAAAGAAATAATAATTTATTGTATTATTCTCATATGGGTTATTCACCTGTGTATGCTCAACAATATTAAACATCTCATCAGTTATAGGGTAAAGCATTAAATCCATTTCAGGTAATTTAGGTGCATTATATGCCGTACTATCTAAAATATCATTACTATTACCAATAGGGTAATATTCAGAACCGGTTTTAACCGCTTCAAATGTAGGTAAATACATATTACCAATAATTAAAGGAAATAAATTACCTGTCGGTATTTTATAGAAATTAATATCTACATTTTCTAAACGCATATTTTTTCTATGTTTTAGACTTTCCGTTGAGAACTGAAAATAAATTAAATCACCTTCTTGTAAATAATAAATCACATCAAACTTAAAGGTATTATTACTATTAACACCGTATCTCACATTTTTACCTGAATCTTGTTGATCTTGAAAATCATAAACTATAGCATCTAATTGGTAATTTTGATTATTACTATATTTTTTTATTTTAAAAACATAAGAACCTGAATATGCTCGTGTATTATTAAACCAACCACTATTATTCCTATCTGTCATATCCACATCACCAATCATTTTAAATTCACCTTTTAATTTATAATAACCACCGGATTTAACTTCAAATATACTATTTGTATTACCACCATCATTCGTCCATAATCCAATATCAGGATTAAAATTAGTAAAATTAAAATCAGGATTATTATCATTAGCCTCACCAGTAGATACCGGTGGATTACTCGTATTACCTATCGTCCCATCAGGATATTCACCAGTATCGGTATTAAATTTATACCAATTATTAGGTGGAGGTCCACCTAAATAAGGTACAACAAGATCATCTAAAGGTAATTGCTCACCAGGTAAAACCAAACCTTTTGTTGTTAAATTAACTATAAGTTGAGTGTCACCTGATAATGGTTTTGTTGAATATAAGTTAGGCATTGGGGCGTATCTACCTTTTTTTAATTTATCACTATATGATATCGTCCCACCGCTTAAACCATTATTTTCAACATTTAATGCTGAATAATAACCATATTTAGTCCATTGACTCGCCATTGTATAGATATTACTTCTTCTATTATTATAATCCCAATTTAATTCAGCACCATTCCTATATTTTGTTTCGGCGTTTTCTTTAGGGTATGGATAATAATTAGTGTTGATTGGATTATAATAACCATTAGGGAATGGTGAGTTAGGGTAATATTGAGCGTTATATTTAATATTAAATCTACTTACAGTTGTTATTCCTGTTGATCCATCATAACCTATTTGATCCACAAAATCAGCACTGTTATTTAAATTAAAACCTATTGCAGATGCTCTTGAATATGTTTTAGTATTACCTAAATCAACATTTACATTATTATTAAAATACATCATTAAACAATAAGCCGTTCTTGTAAAAATACCTGTCGGATTACTAGTAAAATCATCATTTGTTTTATACCAACTACCCACCTCATCTATATTATATCTATCCCATGTGCAAGGGATAGCAACATAAAAAGTCCCATCAGATGCAACATTGGCAGATGCATCAGGATTTTCCGTATCACTACCATCGGTTAAAAATATAACTTTACCAGTCATATCTTGTTTTGTTGCAGCTAGAGACATATTATCTATACTATATGTTGGCGTAGCCGAATTAAACACATTATAATCAGAATAGAATGATCCAATTATATAATTACAAGGTTGGTAATCATAATCTAACTGAAAATCATATCTATTTATACCAATTTCACATATATCGTTATCACCAAAAAATGATTTTACTTGAACCTCAGTTCCCCTACTTATTAAAGTCCCACTACCTTCTAATTTTTGATTTATCGTTATTTTATCTTCATACGTATTTTTTAAATTAGTACCACCCCCAATTGTTGTTACTGTGGTTACAGGCGTATCACCATTATAAGTCGTAGCACTAATCGAATAACCAACAGTATTACCTGTAACAGGATCACCACCATTAGCACTTAATGGTAAAGCATTTACTTGTTTATCTTTTTTAAAGTTTTTATTTTCTTTTTGACCTGTAGCTAATTGTTGAATTGGTGTTGTACTCAATGCACCAGCATCGGTACTATCAAAATTCATTAATAAATTACCTTTACCTAACGGAATACCTAATATCACATAATCCCCATTTTGGTTAGTTGCCACAACATATTTAAAATATTTTTTATAAACATATTCTAAAGCCGAATTAGCCATTACCTCATCTTCACTAGGGAATCCACCAACAGGATAATGATTTTTATTTACTCTATATTTTGGTAATAAAGGATAATTACTACCCATAATATCATTATATATAGAACTTATAGTAATATCATTTTTATCTGTATCATCTAACGGTAAAATGTATCCAACCTTAACATTTTCCATTGGAAAACTATTACTATCAACAATTCTACCCATTATTACACCCCAATCACTACATGGGTTAGGATACGTATCTGTTCCATAAATACTTAAAGTTAAAATGTCCAAAACATCAAAATCTTGGTCAAGATTAAATTTTAAGTATTGATTTTGCTCAGGAAGTATTTTAGTTTTAATTCTATATTTATTCATTTATATATAAATAAAAGAAAATCAAAAAATCTAAAGAAAACTATTTATTAAAATATGGCTACTATTGGTATATTTTTTCCATTCACAGAAAGTGATACTGAGTTTGTTAAGCAAACCATAACAACCAACGATGAAATACGTTCATCATTGACACATTTATTATTAACTAATAAAGGTGAAAGATATTATTTACCTGATTTTGGAACAAATCTTAGAAATTTTATTTTTAATCCAAATGATAGTACAACCTATGACGCAATGAGGGAAGATGTTAAAACAGCAGTTTCAAAATATTTCCCACAATTACAAATAACAGATATAATAATAAACACAGATCCAAATAACGAAAGAATAGCTAATCTTCAAATTAAATATATAAATAACGCTTCAATATTTGGTAAGCAAGATACAATTAATATTACACTATAATGGCAGAAAGAAAAATATCATACGCAGAACGTGAATTTACAGGTTTAAGAAATGAACTTATTGGTTATGTTCAAACATATTACCCTGATTTAATTACCAACTTTGGTGATGCTGGTTTATTTTCAGTATTAGTAGATATCAACGCAGCGGTTGCAGATAACCTTAACTTCCACATCGATAGAAGTATTCAAGAAACCTATTTACAATTCGCACAACAAACTAATTCAATCTATAACATAGCAAGAACCTATGGATTGAAAATACCTGGCAACAGACCATCTGTTGCGGTATGTCAATTTAGTATTAATGTTCCTGTTGATGGCGATAAAGAAGATGTTAATTATTTAGGCATTCTTAAAGCAGGTGCTAAAATTAGTGGTGGAGGACAAGTATTTGAAACTTTAACCGATATTGATTTTTCATCTACAATTAACTCAAATGGATCCCCTAATAGATTAAAAATACCTGTATTTGACGCCAATAATAAAGTTGTATCATATCAAATTATTAAAACTGAAATTGTTGTTAATGGTGAAACAAGAACATTTAGACAAATTGTAAATACAAATAACGTAAAACCATTTTTTCAAATTATTCTACCTGAAAGAAATGTATTATCAGTTAGTTCAATTGTAGTTCAAGATGGAACAACAACCACCACAATCCCTGATGATTCAGTATTTTACGATGACAATCAAAGGTGGTTTGAGGTTGATGCTTTAGCTCAACAAAGCGTGTATATTGAAGATCCCAATTTACCTGTTGTAGATGGAATTAGACAAGGTAAATGGACTAAAACAAATAAAAAGTTTATTACTGAATATACACCAGAAAACTTTATGATTATCACTTTTGGTGGTTCTGAAACAGATAATGATGCAATTACACAATTCACATTAAATGAATTCAATATCGATTATAATGAATTAACAAATAACCCTGTTTTAGGTTTAACACCAAAATCAAATACGACAGTATTTGTTAAATATAGAGTAGGTGGAGGACAACAATCAATCCTTAACCCTAATACCTTAACAAGAATTACATCAGCTAATTTTGTTGTTAGTGGTCCTAACCCAACAAATAATACAGCAGTGGTAAATTCATTAAGAGCTACAAATGTTACTTCTTCATTGGGTGGAGCAAATCAACCAACAATTGAAGAGGCAAGAAATTTTATCGGATTTAATTTCGCAGCACAAGAAAGATGTGTTACTCTTGAAGATTATGAATCACAAATATTTAAAATGCCTGGTAAGTTTGGAGCACCTTCTAAAGTAAGTGTAACAAAGGCCGGTAATAAAATAAATGTGAATATATTAACTACCGATGTTAATGGTAATTTAACAAGTGATATTAACTCAAATATAGCTAATAATATCTCAACATATCTTTCACAGTATAGAATGATAAATGATTACGTTGTTATTCAACCAGCACAAGTAGTAAATATTGGTTTTGTTCTTGATGTTCAATATAATAAACAATACCCACCAACCGATTTATCATCAACAATTGTGACAAATATATCTAATATCTTCGATAAATCTAAACTTGCTTTAGGTGATGATGTTTATTTGGGTACAGTTAAAAATGCTATTATGAATACACCAGGTGTGTTAAACTTAACTTCACTTAAAGTATATAATAAAGTGGGTGGTAACTACTCACAAAATACATCAGTTCAAACTGTAAACCCTGATGGTGAAATACAAATAACAGAAGAGATAATACTTGCAGATGATAATCAAATCTTACAAATATTAAACCCTTCTATTGATATTGTAGTTAGATTAAAATAATTAATACATTGTTAATGTAACGTCATCTATTTCCTGTTCAGTTACTTTAGATAATAATTTTAAAGCGTCTCTCTGAGATGATTTACTCAAAGTAAAACCTTTCCTAGTGTATTTAATTATTCTATCAATTAAAGATGCTGGTGATTTTAATGTTGGGTTAATACGTATTCTTTTACTATTAGCATCACTAAAAAAATTATTATTATATACTAATTTCTTATTCTTCATATCCACACCACACATTACACAGATAAAATCAAATTGTTTAATAATTTCACCAACACTACCAAACTCATATCTGGTTGGGCTAATAAACTGATATCTCATATTATCAATAGTGTAAGTTATAGCATTAAAAGTAGTATGTTTGCTATTATTCATACTGAAAAAAGTTCTATTATTACCTCTTATTTTGTCAATATAAAAAGAATCAAATTCATTAATAGCCCTTTTATAATCATCTTCATTTGAAAACCATATATCAAAATCATTGATTTTTTCTTTTTTAATAACGGATGTTAATGCACCTCCAGCAATTATAGCGTTATTATTTTCCAATATATTAATAATTTCTTCTTTAGTGATATGTGAATAAAGAGTAGATATAATCTCTAAATTATAATGATCACTAAATACGTCTTTATCCAAGTTAATTAAATCGAATATGTGTGAATGGTAAGACATATCAGCCCTATCCCATATTGTAATACTTTTTTCGGTTGATAACTGAACTATAAACTTATTGAATTGACTACCATATGGTAATTTTTTAGATAATACTAAGAAAAAGACATCACCTTTGTTAGTGTATCTATCCCATTGGTTATTATCATCCGAAGAAATACACCATTTAGTACCTTTACCATATAAGTTCATAGTTTCTTTATTGAAGATTCTTTTAACTACGAAATCATCATTCTCATATATTGTTTGAGAACCATTCTTTTTAATCATTTCTTCTTTATCTGTCTCAGATTCTAAAGTATCTACATAGTAAACAAAATCCTCAATTGTTTTAAACTTATAAATATCCCTATACTCAACAGGTATCTTATCGTTTAATCTTTTATGTTTATCGCACATATAAATAAATGAAGGGTGTAAATCACCACCATCGTAAATAGTTTTTAACCACTTTTTATACTTAGGATCAATTGATAATGAAAGTATATCCATAATTATTTTTTATTATTAAAGTATAAAGTATCGTTAATTTCATATTCGGTAGTACTAATCACCGTATATTTAAGTGTGTCATTATAGGCGGTGTATTTATAATACCCATTCCTATATTCTTTGGTTTGTATAATAAAAAATAAAACCGAGCTAAATATTAATGTTTTCATATTCTAATAATAATAAAAATAAAGTTTAAAAACAAATTATTCATTACCAATTCTGGTAATAACTTCAGGATATTTTAATCTACACACTTTTTCATTTTTACCACTATAAGTCATTTTATTTAACAAATATCTCATAGTATTTAAAGCAGATATCCTTTTATCGTTTGAATCAGCAATAACCCAATCAGATACCTTACACGTGTTTTTAATCATCTTTTCCTTGTATTTGGTTATTTCTTCCCATTTATTAGCAATAGCTGCGTCATTTGGTGAATACTTCCAATATTTTAATGGACTCATTTGTCTTGCTCTAAATCTAATTTGTTGAGTTTCTTTTGTTATTGATAACCAAAACTTAAATAACTTAACTCCTGAATCTATCAACTCCTTTTCAAAGTTATTGACACTACCCATAAAATCATTATACTCTTTTTTTGTTGAATAACCCATAACTGGTTCAACAACAGCTCTATTATACCAACTCCTATCAAAAAATGTAATCTTACCTTTCTTAATATGTTTAGAATATCTACCAAACCAATTAGTTTTTTCTTCTTCTGTTGGGATACCTAAAGCTACTACGTTGAAATATTTAGGATCTAAATACTCAGTCATTACCTTAATTATCGATCCCTTACCAGCAGAATCCCTACCTTCAAATACAATGACTAATTTTTCATTATTATTTTTAACCCACTCCTGTAATTTCAATAACTCAATCTGTAAAGCAACTTTTTCTTTAAGAAATTTCTTTTTACTTATTTTAGATTTTATTATATCATCCAAACCCAAACTATCTTCAATATTAATTTCAGGTAATTCATTATCATTACCCCTTAAATCAATAATTTCAATTACTTTCTTTAAAAAACTTTCAATAACTACTTTTTTATCACCTTTTTTTAGGATTAACCTATCTATCGCCCTTAAAAATGTGCTATAATCAATATCCTTAAAATTGGGGTTGGTTGATAAGCTACTTAATAAACGTTCTATACGTCTATTGTAGTGATTATCAACCTTTAACTTCGTCTTAATACCCTCAATAAAATTATTATTATCTATTTCCATATAGCAAAAATAGTAAATGTTAAATTAAAAAACAAATAATAAACAAAAAAGGTGGAATTACCCACCTTTTTACTTAGTTTTTCATTGCTTCTAACATTTCAGGACTTATCTCACAAGCCCCACCATAACAACTAGCCGCTCCCATAGTATCCATATCCACGTATTCAGGTTGTTTAATTGCTGTGTTAAAATCAAAATCCCTTTGTTTTAACTCACGATTAATTCTAACCCATTTGTGATATAAATGTAAATCTTTAAGACATAATACCATTTCTTTAGTATCTCCCTTGAAGAATCTCTTAGCGAATTGTTTAGCTCTTCTAATCCAATCTTTCTTGATTAAACCTTCAACTCTTGTTCCTTGTAATTTCAAATCTCTTTTATTTACATAGTCACAAGCCTCCCATAAGTTACCATCGAAAGCGTGTAATCCATCAACGATTAAACCTGAAGCGAAGAAAGCTGCATCATCATACTTATCATATAATTCTTCACCTGACAATACTGATGTAAATGGTGCTTGGTTGAAATCTTTATCACCTGTTAATGGTAAGAATGATACCGCTGCGAAGTCATATCTATTATTAAACAAATACTCTTCTACCACATCATAATCAGAATAATCCAATTCAACTGTATTAGAAACTGAATGTCTTAAATATGGTTGAACATTTCTTTCGTGATTTGTTCCATACTCAACCCAATTGTTTTGGATTGTTTTAACCACTTCTAATTGATTCATACCAACCAAATCTTTCTTGAACTTAGCATTCTTATTAGCCATTACTGGAATATATGCTACGTAATCTGTTTTGTTAGCACTCCACACAGATTCTTCAATCAAATAAGGATGTTCTTCATTTAAGTATTTACCAATACCTGATTGTTTATTGATTTGCATTACCCTGAAATATCTTGGAGCGTGATCTCCGTGACAACCAGAAGGTGATTTCAATAATACTGAAGCGTTTCCTGATGGTTTTACACAAGTTGTTCTTGACGCTGGGTTAATACCAATGATTTCAGCTAATTCTTGATTTACCTTTTTAACAATCTCAGCACCTTTTCTTTGGATTTCAGGATTCATCATAATATGTGGATTAGCCATCCAACCTGTAAATGAACAACCTAACAAAGCTTCTCTTCTGAAAATTGATTCTGTTATTTCACCTAAGTATGGGAAATCAGCATAACCAGCTTGTAATGTTCCTAAGATAGATAAAGCCTCACAAGCTTCATAAAACTTCTCTTCAGTTGTACACATACCACCATTACCTTCAGTTAAGTTACACCCTTGAAAACCACTTAAGCCTTCAATTTGCGGATATAAACCAATCTCAACACAAGGATTAGTTACTTGATCCTCATCATCTACAAAGTAGAAACCTGGTTCACCAAAATCTTTAATTGAAGTGAAAATCTTGTTGAATTGCTCTTTTGTTGTAGTGTTTCTATTAATCACAGCTGAGTTGTTAGATCTTGCTCTTTGTGGACTTTCATAATACCAATTACCAACCTTAGCATTCATCATCTCATCATCTTCAGGTGAGAATAAACAAATAGTAGCACTTCTTCTTACACCACCTGACAATACCGCATCTGCCATATGCATAATGAAGTCGTAAGCCATAATAGGTCTAATTA